AACGGATTTGCCAGCTAATACTGCTAGCTCGGTTTTGGTTAACTGTTTCATTGTGCAAGCTCCCGTTTGCGTTGTTGATGCGGTTACAATCAGGCAAGCGTTGCCGCATGTCAACATACAAAAAGCAAACAATGCAAAAAAAGTTTACACTGATGCTGCGCGTGTATATATTAGCAAGCAATTGATTGTATTGGATTGGAATCGGTTGGTGCATATCTCAGCACGCACGGCACGTTGCCACCACCACGCGGCAATGCACGGAAAGGGTATCACACTGTGACAAAAATGCAACACTGTGGCGCCAGGGCAACACATGACGATTGCGCGGTGCGTTTGTGCAAAGGTAGGGGGGAGGCTCACAGACCCAACACCCCCAGCGCGCGGGGCCACGTTCTATATGTGTTAATACCTACATCTGAACACACAGACTAAGCGGAGTACCAATGACCAAGCTAACGAAGTTCACCACCCAGCAAATACTAAGCGACCTTGCTGACGGCTACACGATGGTAGACGCATGCAAGAAGGCGGGGATAAGCAGACAGGCTCTATACAAGCGTATGAAGGGCAACAACGAGCTTGATGCCTCTGTGCGTATTGCGCAGCAATATAGTGCGGAGAAGGCGCTAGAGGAGCTTGATAAGCTGTATGACGACGCTCTACACAAGCGCAAGGACTATGACGCTCATGTGCTAAGAGACTATGCGCATCATGTACGCTGGAAGGTGCAAAAGATTATCCCTGAGCGCTATGGCGAGCAGAAGAATAAAACGGGCGTGGAGGTCACTGATGGTGGCATTCGTATTATGTGGGAGAACTAGATGAAACGGGCAGATGTTTTGGAAACCGCGAAGCAGTGTGTAACTTCTGACAGGGCTAAGGAGCACGGCGATATGGAAGATAATTTTGCNACCATTGCTTCTTACTGGTCTATTCACTTGGGCCGTAACATTGAGCCGGTGGATGTCGGGATTATGATGGCGCTCTTAAAGGCGGCTAGAGCTAAGGCAAACCCGTACCACGAAGATAATTATGTAGACGGGGCGGGGTATTTTGCATGCAGTGCAGAATGCGTAAACGTGGAATAAGCTTTTTTCAAAAGGTATAAATAAAGGTATAAATTATATATGGTAGACATAAAGATTCCTTATAAGCCCCGTGACTTGCAAGCTGAGATGCACAATGGCATCAAGCGGTGGAATGTTTTGGTTATGCACCGTCGATTTGGAAAGACTGTGTTTGCGGTAAACCATTTAATCAAGCATGCGTTGACTTGTCCGTTACCAAGACCCCGCGTTGCTTTTGTTGCGCCTACCTTTACGCAGGCCAAACGTATTGCTTGGGACTATGTAAAGTATTACACAAGCGTCATCCCTGGCGCTAAATTTAACGAAACTGAGCTGCGTGTAGATTTTCCTAACGGCGGGCGGTTGATGTTGTTGTCTGCTGAAAACCCTGATGCGTTGCGCGGTATCTATCTTGATATGGCTGTCTTCGATGAATTTGGTATGCAGAACCCAAGGGTATGGGGGGAGGTTGTAAGACCGGCACTATCTGACAGAGAGGGTGCGGCCATCTTTTTAGGAACCCCTGCCGGCCATAATCACTTTTTTGATTTATTAGAACAGGCCCGTTCGGAAACAGAGAACGGTTCGGACCAGTGGTACTGGAAAATTGTAAAGGCCAGCGAGAGTAATCTTGTTAAGGAAACCGAGTTAGACGCGGCNAANGCGCANATGACTCCTGAGCAATATGAGCAAGAATACGAGTGTTCGTTCACGGCGGCAATCATTGGGGCGTATTATGGCAAATTAATGGCAGAGGCGGATGAAGATAANCGNATTACGCGAGTGCCGTATGACCCAGCGTATCCGGTGCACACAGCTTGGGACCTGGGCGTTAATGACTCGACGGCTATCTGGTTTGCTCAAATCTTTCGGGGCGGGGCCGTCAATGTTATTGATTACTATGAAAACGGCGGTGTGGGCTTAGACCATTACGCTGACGTTATAAATAAAAAAGACTACAATTACGGCGACCACTTAGCCCCGCATGACATTGAGGTGCGAGAGCTTGGTAGTGGCAAGTCGCGGTTAGAAACTGCCGCTAGTCTTGGCCTTAGGTTTAAGGTTATCCCAAAGATGAAGGTTGCGGATGGAATTAATGCGGCGCGTATGCTATTACCAAAGTGTTACTTTGATAGGGACAAGTGCGCAACAGGAGTAGAGATGCTCCGGCAGTACAGGCAGGAATGGGATGAACGTAGGAAAATGTTTAGAGACCATCCGCGACATGATTTCACAAGCCACTCAGCAGATGCGTTTAGGTATCTTGCTATTGGCCTTGAGAATAGGCAGCGTTTTGTTAAACCTCCGCAACAAGTTGCGCAAATGGATTACAACCCTTTTACGATATGATGACAGATAACGAGTTTCATTACGACACTGCAAGCCTAATGATGGAGCATAGCCGCTACCATTGTGGCTATAGCCTTTCCGAAAAAAGGGCTTACATAGAACCTCCTCTTTCTATGGGGAATTACATATTTGGTGTAGACGCAGAAGGCGTCCCGTATTTGTTTGCCACTTGGGCGTTCCCAAATCCAAAGCAGGTTGATGAATACCTTCAAACAGGTGTGTTTCCACCTAGCGCATGGCGAGGCGATGGCGACACTCCCTGGGTTGTGGACTTCATATGTTTTGCTGGGCGAGCTGGCATAACAGAAGGATTTAGGTCTTTGAAAGACATTTTCACAGAAATGGGCTATAGTGAGTGCTATTGGCTAAGAACTGAGTCTAAGAAGCTGGGCTTTCATAGACTAAAGGAGAATTGATATGGGTTCGCAGGGACCATCTGAAAGTGGCTCAGAGGCGCAAGACTTTCGCCTACAAGAGCAGAAACGAAAGCAGGGCGTGGGCGTTAGTCCTGTTCAACAAGCGTTTGCCCGAAACATCACGGCGGCTCAACAGCTAGAGCAACGAATGGGGACCACGACTAGAATTCCTGGGACAGCTGGTATGGCGTTAAATGTTGCAGGGCAAGCTTCATTGAGAAACCAAGCCAACATACTTCGCAGCCAATCGACTACTGCTACTCCCGTCACCAATGAATCGGGGCAGGTCATGGGTGTTCAAAGCAAGGGGCTATTTGGGGGGACGGTTTATTCTGGCCGTGGAGACTTTAAGCCGTCTCAGACTATTTTATCTAGCGAAGCCGAAAGCGCACCCGTCGTGTCAAGGCCTGACATTACGCCGGAAGTTACGCCAGAGGTCACGCCTGAGATTGTGCCTGACGACAATTTGGGGCTAAACCGTAGATATTCGTCAAGACGGTTTGGCGGAGGCGGGCTAACTAAAGAGGTAGGCCTTTTGCTTTCACAAGGCACTGCCAGAAAAACGGTATAGGAGATATCAATGAGTTCGCTTTTAAGCCCGCCGTCAGTCCCAACGCCAGCTCCTCCTCCTGAGCCACCTGCGCAGGTTGACTTTGAAAGAGCTTCGGCATTGTCTGAAGAGGCCATGAAAAAAGAGCGCACAAAGCGCAAGGGTAGAAGCTCCACTATAGTTGCGGGCATGACCGCCGGCACAGAAACGCCAAGTGGCGGCACACCTACATTGTTGGGGTAACTTATGAAAGACTTAGCCAAAAACTTAATCAGTCGCAGTAATAGCATCATTTCCCGCAGAGATAACTGGGATACGCATTACCAAGAGCTTGCCGACTACATGCTCCCTCGCAAAGCCGATATCGTTAAGAAACGGTCACGCGGCGAAAAGCGTATGGAGCTTATATATGACGGCACTGCGCTACAGTCTGTAGACCTGTTGTCTGCAAGTCTGCACGGGATGTTGACTAGCGGAGCGACGCCTTGGTTCCACTTGGACATGAAAGAAACTGATGTCAGTCGAGATGACGATGTGCAAGAGTGGCTACAGGACTCCTCGCGGCGAATGATTAGAGCATTTAACCAATCAAACTTTGAAACAGAAATTCACGAAATGTATGTGGACCTTGTTGTGTTTGGTACTGGCTGCATGTTTGTTGAGATGGACAACGGGCAGCTCCGTTTTAGCACACGGCATATTTCAGAGTTCTACCTGCAAGAGAACCAGTTTGGTTTGGTTGATACGGTATTCCGCAAGTATAAGCAGACAGCGCGGCAAGCTGTGCAGCGGTTTGGTGTCGATAACGTAGGAGATTTTATCCGCAAAACGCATGACAAGAAGCCTGATGAAGAGGTGGAAATTATGCATGTTGTGATGCCGCGATCAGACCGCGACACAACAAAGGTGGACAATAAAAACATGCCGTT